TTCGGTGCAATCGCTACTAAGGTTGCAGCTGGCGCATTCAAGAACAACAAGCAGTAAAAACTCACTAAGTCGCTCTGGGGAGTAGTAGCCCTCTACTCCCCAGGGTCTTTAGAAAGGACATCATGGCACTTACAACAGTCGCAGAACTCCGTAGCACTCTCGGAGTCGGTACTTTGTATCCAGATGCAACCTTGCAAGAAGTATGCGATGCAGCAGATGCAGTTTTACTTCCTATGTTATGGAGTCCTACTTATTTCACAGTAGCGCATGAAAATATTGTTGGACAGGGCACTCTTTACTTCAACGATCCTATTAAAGAGATTTTTTACATAGGTCAAACAGTAACAATTTCTAATTCTGGATCTTCTTACAATGGCAATAAAGTTATTACAGCCGTTGGAGATTATTCAATCAGCATGAATACGAATCACACAACAGCGCAGCCTAAGCACGCTATCGCTCCTTATGGCTCAGTCGCTTCAAGAACATATACAGACTGGACAACAGACACAGCAGTCCAGAATGCAGCTTTAATGATATCTGTTGAAATCTGGCAAGCGCGTACAGCCACCCTTTCAGGCAGTAACGCTGTTGATTTCCAGCCAAGCCCTTACCGAATGAGCGCACAGCTTCTCGCTAAGGTGCGAGGATTGATCGCTCACGCACTTGATCCGCGTTCGATGGTGGGCTGATGCCTGTTGCCGTCACTACTCTTAGAACCACACTAGCAACCGCTCTGGTCGATAACGCTAAGTGGCAAACCTTTGCTTTCCCACCTGCCACAGTCCTTGCTAATTCTGTCATTGTGTCACCGGATGATCCTTATCTAACACCAAGCAACAATCAGCACATAACAATCAGCCCGATGGCCAACTTTAAAATTGTTATGACTGTTCCTTTATTTGATAATGAAGGCAATCTAAATGGCATTGAAGATATCGTCTGCGGAGTGTTCGCTAAGCTCGCAGCATCATCTTTGACCTATAATGTAAGCGCAATCAGCGCACCAAGTATTCTCAACGCTGCATCAGGCGATCTGCTCAGTTGCGAGATGTCCGTATCAATCCTTACGAGTTGGAGCTAAAATGTCCGAGTGGGAAAAAGAAAACGAAGCCTTCCTGATCAAAATCGGGCAGGTAGCACCATCAAAGCCAGCACCTACCAAGAAAGACGAGGAATAATCTCATGGCTGTATTTCTAAACAACAAAGTCGGTGTGAAGATTAACTCCGTTGATCTTTCAGACCATGTCACAGCAATTACTTTAAACCGCACATTCGATGAGCTAGAAGTAACTGCGATGGGTGACTCAGCGCACAAGTTCGTTAAGGGCTTGGAAGCATCATCAGTAACAATCGATTTCCTAAATGACACAGCATCAGCAAATGTTCTAGCAACATTGCAGGCAGCATGGGGAACAACAGTTACATGTGTATTCTTGCAGGAAAAGGGAACAGCAGTTTCAGCTACTAACCCTCTATACACAGTTTCATTGCTAGTCAATAACACAACAGACATCAATGGTGCTGTTGGTGACATTGGCACACAATCAATCACATTCACTGCTAACTCAACAGTTGCAGTAGCATCAACAGGTACATTCTAAAAAACTACTAAAGGGGCAAACCATGGCAAGACTAAAGATAGTTCGTACAGATGGAAGCGTGCTAGAAGGCGAGATCACCCCAGCGGTGGAATACGCATTCGAGCAATACGCTAAAATGGGTTTTCATAAGGCGTTCAGGGATCTGGAACAACAGACCCATGTCTATTGGCTCGCTTGGGAAGTAACACGCAGGTCAGGTGAATCTGTTAAGCCTTTCGGGATTGACTTCATCGAAACACTTACGAGTGTTAGCGTTGAGGACTCAGACCCTTTGTCTTAAAGCGCGATCTACCCTTCACCTATCTAATCGCTAGGCTAAGCATTAGGTTGGGGATCGCGCCACAGCAGCTACTCGAATTAGACAAGACCATGCTAGATGCTCTCTTGCTAGGTCTAAAGGATGAAGCAAAGGAGATCAGCGATGCCAGCAAGCGTAAAGGGCGGCATTGAGCTCCGTAAGGCTCTGCGCAAGTTTAGCCCTGACTTGGCTAAAGAATTACCTAAAGAAGTTGCAGCAGCCTTAAAACCCATCACAAAGGCTGCTAGAGGGTATTTGCCAGATGACTCACAAGTACTAAGCGGATGGTTGCCTAGAGATAATTCACAGGCTCGCTTTCCTACATACAACGCCAGAATCGTCAAGTCTGGCATTGGCTATAAGACCACACCATCAAAGCCTAATCGTAGAGGGTTTAGATCCCTTGCTCGCGTATTCAATAAGAGCGCAGCTGGAGCAATCTACGAGACCATGGGTCGCAAAAGTCCATCAAGTCGCTTTGTGCAAAATCAACAGGATAAGTATTCCTCACCGATGAAGGGTGATGGCAAGATGGAAGGCCGCGCTTTATTTCGTGCCTACGAAGAAAACAATGGCAAGGCCAGAGAAGCAGTCCTTAAAGCCATCAAAGATGCTTCTAACAAACTAAACGCTAGAGCAACGGTGAGAGGCTAATCATGGCTAATGTAATGATTGATATTGCTGCGGAGTTCGTAGGCAATAAAGCCTTTAAGCAAGCTGATACTGCCACGGACAAGCTCACCAAAAATGTTAGAAAACTTGCAGGTGCTTTTGGTTTAGCCTTTAGCACTACCGCAATTCTGGCTTATGGCAAGGCAGCAGTCAAGGCAGCGGCAGAAGATCAAAAGGCGCAGCAACAATTAGCACTAGCTCTAAAAAATGTTGGCTTGGAACGAGATGCCGCTAGTGCAGAAGGATTCATCGCAAGACTCCAAAGCGAATTTGGAATCATTGACGATAAGTTGCGCCCTGCATACCAAGGTTTAGCAGTAGCCACACGCGATACAGCAGAAACACAAAGACTTCTTAATCTTGCTTTAGATATAAGTGCTGCCACCGGCAACGACTTAAGCAAGGTGACAGCCGCTTTAAGTCGTGCCTATTTAGGAAACAACACAGCACTTTCTCGCTTGGGTGTAGGTATATCCAAGGCAGATCTAAAGACTAAATCTTTCTACGATATAACAACTGATTTAGCTTCTACCTTTAAAGGTTCAGCAACAGCGGCAGCCAATACTTTTCAAGGTTCAATGGACAAACTTGCAGTTGCTTCTGCTAATGTCCAAGAGATTATCGGTACTGGGATTATTGATTCCCTAAAAACTCTTGGTGGCAATACCGCTGTTGATGACTTGGCGAATGATATGGAAAGAGCTGCTCTTGGCGCAGCTGATTTTCTTCGCGGGTTAGCGCAAATTGGCACATTTAAGATTAGCGGAGAAACAAAGTCTTTACTTGGTTTATTACTTACACCATTCCAGCGTTCATTGTCTGCGGGCCCATTGGGAGCCATTACTCGCTTGGGCGCAGCTTCAAGAACCGCACCAAGACCTTTTACCACACCAATGACTATTTCTGGTCAGTCACAAACATCTACTAGGGTGACTCGTGAACAGGCTAAAGTTGCTAAAGAAACTCTTAAAGTATCTAAGGATCAACTGAAACTAGCCAAGGCTAAGGCAATCTTTGACATTCAAAAGATCCAGATTGAAGCAGCCCTAAAGGGCAAGATCAGCGAAGAAGAAAGAATTCGCTTGTTATTGCTTCGTGCTATTGCAGAAGAAAACATGGACGATATTGATAAGTACACAAAGATGCTAAATGAGGTTCAAGGCAAGGTTACAACATTGCAGGAAACCCTTGGCGAGGTTTATGCCATGGATGCCGGCAATCCTTTCGTATCATGGGAAATCGGACTAGATGGAGTTCAACGAGCTTTAATTGAAATTAATGGTCAGTCTATTGAATTGACAAACAGCATTGCTCAAAACTCATTGGCGATGGGCTTACTAGGCGGAGCATCATTTGCTCAGGCTTTGTCAGGTGCGCGATACGCTGCACAGGCAGCAGCTTCTATGGGCATCACAGGTACAATCGGTGGAGTGCCACCGGTCATTGCAGGCGGTGGCGGTGGCGGCGGCACAACGACTGTCGTAGATGTAACAATTCAAGGCACAGTCATTTCTCAACAAGAATTGCAACAGGCTATCGTAGATGCAGTCAATAACTCAGGTCTTACAGGCAATCAGTTAATCACAGGCACTCCAGAACGACAGGTCGCTATTTAATGGCATTACCTGCAACTATCGGAGTAACCATCAACTTTAGTGATGGCCCTACTTATGGCTACCCTTTTACTATTGGTGATGCAGTCAAAGGTATTCTTGGTGTCTCCGAGTTAGCAGGAAGCAATGCATCATCCTTAATTATTGATTATTCAGCACAGACCACACAGGTAGGCATCAAGCGTGGTCGTGATCTAATGACTGATACTTACAATGCAGGTCAGGCATCGGTAAAGATCCTAGATCCCAATGGTGACTTTAATCCACAGAACACTAGCTCTCCGATCTATGGCTATTTGAAACCTTTACGCAAGATCCAGATTACTGCTACCTACTTAGGCAACATATATTATCTATTTTCAGGTTATACATCTGAGTACCGATATACATATCCAACTGGTCAGGAAATCGGTTATGTAACCATCGTTTCTTACGATGCCTTTAAGATCTTCAACCTTGCAGCCGTCTCAACAGTAACCGATGCTGGAGCAGGGCAAGACACAGGCACTCGTATCAATCGCATTCTTTCAGAGTTGTCATGGCCTAACTCAATGCGTGACATCGATACAGGTGACACCATTTGTTCAGCAGATTCTGGACAGTCTCGTGTGGCTCTATCCGCCATACGCGCAGCTGAGTTCAGCGAGCTAGGCGCGTTCTACATGAGTCCAGATGGCAACGCAATCTTTAAGAGTCGCTCTAGCACTATCGAAAGCATTGACGATACCCCTACGGTCTTTAATCAAACAGGCGGCATTCCTTACGCTAATATTAAGTTTGCTTTCGATGACAAGCTCATCATCAACCAGGCTAATATCCAACGCTATGGCAGCAGCAATGTTCAGTCTTACACCGATGCAGCAAGCGTAGATACTTACTTCCTACACAGCACTAGCGCACAAAACTTGCCTATTGCTACCGATGAGGAAGCCATGAATCTGGCAACAGCCTATGTGAACAGTCGTAAAGACACCACGATTCGCATCGACTCAATGACCCTAGATCTCAGCACTCCAAACTACTCCGCTGGAGTCTTAGCAGCTCTTAGCCTTGACTACTTTAGCAATGTCACTATCTCTAACATTCAGCCTAATGGCGATACCATCACAAAGACCATACAGGTTCAAGGGGTGGCTCATGACATTCAGCCGAATAAGTGGTTCACAACATTCACCACGATGGAGCCAATAACTGACGGATTCATCATTGGTAACACAGAATACGGTATCCTAGGCGTATCTCGTCTAGCATGGTAAAGGAGCAATAAATGGCAACAGGATTTCCAGCAGCAACAGGCGATGTCCTATCAGCGGCTATGTTTAATGGCTTGGTGGCCTTTACTCTCAATAGCCAATCAGGTGCGACATACACATTAGCTGCTACTGATCAGTATCAGGTATTAGTACTTACGACTAATGCATCAACAAAAACAGTAAGCATCCCAACGGATGCAACCTACAATTTTCCAGTAGGAACAGCAGTCACTATTCTCAATACAGGTGCAGGATTATTGACTATCAATGCAGTTACTTCTGGCACGACAACAGTAACAAGTGCCGGTGCATCATCTGCTGCGCCTACCGTTGGACAGTATAAAGCAGGGGTGGCAATTAAGACTGCTGCAAATGCTTGGACAGTTATCGGTGGCGTTGCATAATGATTGGTGCAATTACTGCTGGATTTGCTAACTTTAACCCACCCCCAGCTACATTCTATTTGGTAGTTGGTGGCGGTGGTGCAGGTGGTGGCTACGCAGGTGGCGGTGGTGCAGGTGGTCTTGTCACTAATTTTGGTGGCACAGCTTTAGATTTAAATGCTGGACAAAACTATACTTGCACTATTGGTGCAGGTGGTGCGGGTGTAACTGCTAACTCTGCTACTCGTGGAAACAATGGCAATAATTCTGTCTTTTCTACCATTACAGCGGGCTGGGGTGGTGGCGGTGGAGCCGATTCAAATGGTGGTCTAAACGGTAACGCAACAAACGGTTCAGGCGGTGGTGGCGGATACAGTAGCGGCAAGGGAACCGGAGACGGCACAGGCGGAAACGGTGGAGATGGTAACGGAGTTGGTGGATTCACTATTCCTTACTACACATCTGGCGGTGGTGGTGGTGACACAGGAAACGGCTCTAACGGAGATTCTCAAAATGGTGGTAATGGTGGAGCAGGTACAGCAGTAGCCATTACTGGATCATCTGTCAGCTACGCAGGTGGTGGCGGCGGCGGTAACGGAAACGGCGCAAGCGGTAACGGTGGAACAGGTGGAGTCGGTGGTGGCGGTAACGGTAACAAATGGAATGCAGGCGGTACTACTAGCGGAACAGCAAACACAGGTGGTGGCGGTGGTGGTAACTCACAAAGCGGCACATCTGGAAGCGGTGGAAGTGGAATCGTGATCTTGCGTTATCTTGCTGGATTCAACCTTACTGTTGGAGCAGGTTTAACATCATCTACTACAACAGATGGAGCTTTCAAAGTTACATCAATTACTGCTGGCACAGGAAATGTGAGTTTCTCATAATGGCACATTACGCATTCTTAGATGACAACAACATTGTCACAGAAGTTATTGTTGGAATTGACGAGACTGAATTAATTGAAGGACTACATCCTGAAACTTGGTACGGCAATTTCCGAGGACAGGTCTGCAAGCGTACTTCCTATAATGGCAATTACCGTAAAAACTATGCGGGCGTAGGTTATACATTTGATGCAGATCGTGATGCTTTTATTGCACCCAAGCCGGATGATGCAACAGGATTCGATGAGGAAACCTGTCGATGGATTGTTCCACCAATGGACTTAAATGAAGCCGCGCCTGAGTAAGGCTGCAAGCCAGTTACGAGAGCAGATCGATGATTCGTTCCCAGATCGTGACCGCGCATCGGATGGCTGGATCGGTGATACCCGACACGCTGCTCGCAAGTCTGATCATAATCCAGATGCACAGGGCTGGGTACGCGCCATTGATGTGGACAAAGACCTGTTTAAGAACGGAAAGCCAGACATCATGGGCGATCTTGCAGATCAGCTTCGTACCTTATCCAAGTCCAAAACAGACAAGCGTATTAGTTACATCATTTACGATGGACGAATCTGCTCCAGAATCCTTAACTGGAAATGGCGCAAGTACACAGGGGCGAACAAACACTCTAAGCACATGCATGTCAGTTTTAAGAAAGAAGCTGACAATGATGGTGCTTTTTTTCAAGTATCTATGTTAGGTGGAGAATAATGAAGAACATGAAGAACCCTGCAATCCTTGCTGCTGGAGCATTCTTAGCTGCATGGGCATCAAGCAATTTTGACCTTGATTACCGCGCAATTCTATGGGCTGTTCTATCAGGCGTGTTCGGATACGCGAGCCCTAAAAAGTGACACAGGCAGATTTTTTTCAGCTCTATATCGCCACGCTAGTGACACTCGGTGGCTTATCTGGCTTTGTCATTACTCATTTACTAACAGAGATTAAGCGACTCCATTCGCGTGTCGATGAGATCTATAACATACTTCTAGAGAGATAATTTTCTCATGGCAAGAAAAAAAGTAATCGATCTTGATACTTACAGCGCACTCGATGCGTGGGCTATTAGCTTGCAGGAGATGTATCGGGCATTACGCAGGGCAGGCTTTGATGTCGATTTAGCATTGGCAATTATCGTAGAGCCCATGTCTTATCCGCGTTGGATCTTGCCAGATCCAGTCGAGCCAGACAGGTTAGGCGATTACGAAGATGAGGATGACGATTAAGCGAATTGTCGTAGTCTCGGACTTACAAGTCCCATACCATGACAGGGTTGCAACCCGTAACCTTGCTAGTTTCATCAAGAAGTTTCAGCCGGATCAAGTTGTCACCATTGGTGATGAAATCGACTTACCACAGATAAGCAAGTGGGAAGAAGGGCGCATGGGCAGTTATGCCCAGACTCTAGACGATGATCGTAATGAAGCTGTCGATCTATTGTGGGAATTAGGCGTTACCGATTGCATTCGTAGCAATCACACAGATCGTCTCTATAACATTATCATGGCTAAAGTTCCAGCGTTTGGGGCATTGCCAGAGCTGCGGTTTGAAAAGTTTATGCGCTTCGATGAGCTAGGTATTACGTTCCATAAGAACCCTATGCCTATTGCGCCTAACTGGATTGCAGTTCACGGTGACCACACACCAATCAAGCCACAGGGGGGCTTATCAGCCCTAGAAGCGGCTCGTAGGCATGGAAAGAATGTCATCTCAGGTCATACCCACAGAGCAGGCAGATCGGCCTTCTCAGAGGCTTCTGGGGGTCGTATAGGGCGTGTCTTACATGGTGTCGAGGTGGGCAATCTTATGGACTTTAAGCAAGCTGCTTACACTAAAGGCGTGGCTAATTGGCAACAGGCATTTGCCATTATCTATGTGAACAAGGCTAAAATCCAGGTCGATCTTATTAACATCGAGAAGGACGGCACATTTATCGTGGCCGGAAAGTCCTACGGCAGACCTAGATAATCGTTATCGTTTCGTTACCTAAATGTGCTTGATTAGTCGGACAGTTATGTCACACTAATTCAGTAAGCATCCAAGGGCGTTGCTTGCAGTTAGGTAGAGAAATGGCAAATACAGACAAGCTGCTTCTTATTTGCATCATTGGCATGATTATAGGTTTTATCATAGTCATCATCGATGTTCAGAAAACAGCTTATAAAAAGGGCGTACGCGATGGATATCACCGAGGTCGCAGTTACAAGGGGCAGGAATGAAGGCCAATGAAATCCTACTCACAGCCACAGACACGATCCGTGACCGTGGGCTATCATACGGTCACCCTGCGGATAACCTGCAACACACCGCAATGCTGCTCTCAGCATACCTACAAACACCAATACACGACTATCAGGTGGCAGGGATCATGGTCTTGGTTAAACTTGCAAGGACTAATCAGTCAGCACAACACATCGACAACTGGGTCGATCTATGCAGCTACGGCGCACTTGCCGGGCAACTAGCCACAGAGGAAAACGATCTATATGTTTAATTTAGCCGATTACGAACCAGTAGAGGTGAGACTTGAAAAGTTTATTAAGGACTATCCAGCGTTTCGCATTTCAACTGAGTTGGAAGTT